GACGAGTAGAATCGTAAGATCACCTTTAGCTAGGACGGATTTTCCAGTTCCTCCCAAGCAACCAGCTAAGTGTTATGTACATGATGATATCGATCCTCTTAAAGTAGCTTTAAGTAAATATTACCATAGACCTCTCAATTATGATGAGAATGTTTTAGAGGAGGCCACTGTGGATCTTAAATTGACGTTGAGTCCTGGTGAGGATTATTTTACTGAGGATTTGGTGCCTTTTCGTGAGGCCCTGTATGGTAACCCTTTGATAGCTAACAGATCTTCAATACCTACATCCACGTCTGCAGGATATCCTCTGAAATTTACTGATAAGAAGATTAAAAATAGAATTCTACCTCTTAGTGAAGATAATGATCTGGAGACTTATCAGAAATTGGAATCTGAATGTTATAAAATAATAGAGGACGCTAATAGGGGCTATAGACACGATTTTATATACTGTTTGAGCCTGAAAGATGAGGTTTTATCTTTTTTGAAAGTTTTATATGGAAAGGTGCGCCCGTATTGCGGGACGCCCTTTGCACTGTTTATAGTCACTAAAATGCTTTTCGGACAGTTCGTGGAATATTTCTTCACCAATTGTCTAGATAAAGAGAATGCTTCAACTCTTAATCCATATGAGGCGTGGCACTCACTTTATTTGAAGTTAACGTCTCTTTATGAAAACAGGTCTGAAGCTAAGGTTGATTCATCAGATTATAGTGCATTTGATGCATCGAACAATCCTGTTGTTATGCTTAAAGCTTTAGAAGTAATTCAAAATTGGTACGAACTTCAGGGTCTTACAAAACATTCTGAAGCCAGACACACTATTTTCCTTGAGGTTATTAATGCCAAGATCACGTTTTTAGGAGATATTTATGAAATGGAGGGATCTTTACCTTCTGGTTCATGGTTAACTCTAATAGTGAATTGTCTAACCAATATGCTGTTACTCAGGTATTCTTATTTCTCATTGGTTCCTAAGCTGCTGAGATCTGCGTCCTTTAATAAGGATGTTGTTTTAGTTGTATTGGGAGACGATAATACTTATTCTGCACGAAAGGGTATATTGGAGGTGTTTACTCCTGTCCGTATAGCAGAAAAAGTCGCCGAATTAGGTTTTCAAATGACATCTGACACTAAGGGAGAATTGGGGGGCTGGCGTGATATATCGTCAGTTTCCTTCTTAAAAAGAACTTTTGTGTGGTGTGCTCCTCAAGGTAAATACATGGGAGCTCTATCCTTAGAGACTCTAATGTCGACGCCCTACTGGTCTAAGAAAGGTCCGTTGTATAATAAAGTATTTGTGGATTGTGTAAATTTCTTTTATAGAGAATTGTCACTCCACTCTCCTGAGATTTGGAATAAGTATATAAACATAATGTATAGTTC